CTTGACGATCCATCTAAAGACGTTCGAACTTTATATAATCAAATACAGTATGCTGATTCATGTAACTTTAATAACGTTTATTTATTAACCGTACCAAAATCTAACGAAAGTATTCCTGATTTTTTAGTACCCGCTCAAAAACAAATCATTAATAGTTCACTTTTAACAACAAAGATGGTTACTACGGAAACTGTTTTTTTAGACCCTGTTTACAAATACGTAGGGTTAGGAACTACCTCAGACTTTTTTAACTTTAATCCTGTTGAAGAAACTGAAGAGTGTTTTCTGGAATTAATTAAAGATGGTTCCTCCCGCAGAGACAATAATTCAATAATTAGCGATGTAATAAACATTATTACCAGGTACTTTAATCGTAGTACAATTAAACTCGGTCAAACCGTGGATATTATTAACATTACCCAACAAATACTGAGTGTACCCGGCGTTTCAACATTTTTCACTGTATCAAAACTTTACCCGGCAGCTCGTACAGAAGGTCTATCTGTCTTTGTGTGGAATCCGACATACCCAGAAGCAGACAAGAAAATAACAAATAGTAATATAACTTTAAATATGTTTGAATACCCGTTACTTTATAGCCCAGATACTCTACCTTTTAAAATTACATTAACAAATACCCAAAAAGGATTTGAAGATATCGAATATTAATAAAACATGTTAGACGTATTTTTTACAGTTGAGCCATCCTTAACCGGAGATGTTTTTAGTACTGACTTTTATTTTAAAAACACTACTACATCTAGTACTGAAAAAGTTTTATACACGTGGGATTTCGGTGATGGTAATAACACTTATGATATATACTCTCCTACCCACACATACAGGTACCCAGGAACATACACTGTCACACTTACAGCGCAAAATTCAGATGACGAAATAAACGTCCACCGAGCTGATGTATCTGTAGACTATCCTGTAAGAGATTATATAAAATACGTTCAAATACCTGAGTCTTTCGCCGATCCGGGTAAACCTACAAAAATACCGTTTAAAATTGAAGTTGCATCCTCTCAATATGAACAACCTTTAATTATTGATTTGTATGCGAGTAACTCAAAATCAATACCTGAACAGTTTATTGAAAAAAGATGGACGTTTTTAGCACCGACCTGGAAATTTTTAGACAAAAATTATAATTTCGTTACGTCTTTAACAGCCGAACCAACACCTATTTATAAAAACAGCCGAGTAGTCGGTGTTTCGAGTACAGCGGAGTTTTATTTTATTGACGCTAAGAGTAACGGTTCTCCTGACTCGACTTGCCCACCTCTAATAATAACTGCATCACTCAAAACCGATACTTACACATCCCCAAAAGATTCCAACACATACAAATATCAAAGCTTTGCTAATAATAAACAAACTATTGCTGCTATCGTGTGGCATGTAAACAACACCCCGCCCACCCACTTAAAAGTTACAGGTAACTATATTGCACCTATATACCCGCATCAATGGAAAGACGTAAAGGTACCTATACTCATAACTGTACACAGTAACAGATCGTATATATTACCTGGCGGTGAAGATAGAGAGAGTGAAGTTTTATTTACATACCCAGCAACGAACAGCGACGGTCTTTACGCACCTATACTATTATCATCTACTTACATACAGCCGTCAAGTCTAAGTGTCGATGAATCTCCGTTATATTTTAAATCTGAAGACGAAAACGGATTCTCAGCAGGAGGATACGTGTTCACAACAGTTACATATAATGAAGCATGTAGTGGTACCACACTTTATGCCACCACAACTGCTGCTTTTTCAGCGGTTAATACTCAAGCAAATCAGTTTAATTACCCGGAATATTATTCTCCAAATTCTTTTGTCTGGGTCTCTAATCCAAACACTAATACACTAAACCGTATTACACTTCTACCGTTTTTATCGACATGCTCTGTTGTTAATGAATATAAAGAAAGAGGCATTTTAACTGAAGGCTACGTTGCAGAAATTGACGTACCTGAACTTGTATCCGACTCAACATTTAATTACACTCTCACCGGAGGTTCTAACATTTACGGCTTGGCTATTGACCCTAGAAATTACGAATTAATAGCATGTGACGGTGACACAGATCGTATCTATAAATTTTCAACAAATGGTACATTATTGAGTACAGTGTCCTTAAGCGGTCTTACAAACTCTACTCCAACTATAAGTAGCTTTACTCCAGCAGGTGTTTCTATAGATAGTGATTACAATATTTGGGTCACACTTTTTAATGCTGTGTCTGTCTTAAAGTTCGATAAAAACTTAAACCTTTTATTTAGCACTCAGGTGACAGGCATACCTTTATCTTCTACTTTCGACGGAGATTTTCTTTTAAAACCACCTGCTGCTGAAACAGATTCTTTAAACAATTGTTGGGTAACATACGCACACCCGCTTTGTAGTATTTTAGCAAAATTTAACTCTAATGGAAGTTTAATTAAGCAAATACCTCTTCAACCTCAAACAACCCCAACCAGCTTAGCAGTAGACATAAACAATAACATCTGGGTTACAAATTTTGATAACACAAGTACTGATTACGGATCCATACAGCTCTATAACACAACAACTTACACGTTACTAAGCAACATAACGACATTTAAAAACCCTACAAATATATCTATCGACCGTAATAATAATATTTGGTTCTCACACGACATAAGAAATATAGGAACCATTAACACTAAAACCGGCGAAACCTCTGCATGGTACATAAACCCCGATCTTTATGAGTCAAAAAATCTTATATTTTTACCACAAAGCTTTACCCCTACATTAATCCCTGGAGTAGGTAGAGATGACGAGCAAATATCAGGTCTTGCTGTCGATGTGTATAATAGAGTCTGGATACTCGACGGCTACAATAATACAGCCATTGTTATACCTGCATCTAACTACATTACACCTGACACGATATACTCTATTAAAATAACACCAAACCCTTCCAATATATTTTATCCTAATATAATATCAGGAACCACCATGGTCGATACCACAACCAGCGTAGCACAACCTATACAAGCAGCTGGAGATTGGACGGGGAATAAATGGTATCAAAAATACACAAGAAATAGTAATTTTGTTAGAGAGTTAACAGGTCGCTCTACCCCCTTTAGTATTTTTGAGTTAAATAACCCTAATCAAATCAGACGTGTTAACGAAACTTTTAACACCGCTAACTACTTAAAACAGCTAGCATTGCCTGAGACTCTTAAACTTAATTCTAATCTTTTTGATAAACTTTTAGCAGACGTTGTAGGTACCGGAGAAACTAATTCGCTCGATCTCGGTCAAGTTTGCTATGAACGTATAGCTAACTTTTCATCCAACCACAGTGATATAGATACATGCAACGTACCTCAATTAATATCTCACGCAAAATCTGTTAATATTCCGTATCAGGAATTTTTATCTGACACGCCTTCTGAAATTGTTAACGCTATCGATATAGGCTCTATACCTAGAACTAAGCTATGGGGTATACCTGATACTACCCCTATTTTAACTGAGAGTATAGGCGCTCAGCTCACTGACAGTCATATTTTAACAGCAGATATTCCTATTGTTTTACTTAATAAGTTTGATAGTAGCTATACTATACTGAATGTCCCGCCTTCAAGTAACAACACAAATACAGCTTATTTAACCACATACCAATTATCTTCTTTTGAGCCTCCAGGGTATTTATTACCTCTACTGTTTAACTATCAAGCCTTTGAATATACACCGGTATATTCAGGCAATTTCATTGAAAATATAATAGATTGGGCTAGTGAACAGACAACTTTAGCTCCTCATTTATCAACTTACCAAGAGTGGTATGGAGACGACGGGGTTTTAGAAAAAACATTTAATTACTTGCTTACAAAAAATCTTTTTACTAAATAATATAAGTGAGTGCCAAAAGTCAAGTTTTAAACCAGAACGCTAAACCTACCGTAACAGGAGCGGTAAACGACACACTAACCCCGCTTTCGTTTCAAGTATGGTATAAAACCAGACAAGGTATTGTACCCGAAAAAGAATACGAGCAATACAATAACTACCTTCTTGACTGGTATAAAAATAAGTCTACCGCCACTGTAACTAGTAAAGAACAGCTTAGACTAAATTATCTTAAACTTTTAAGACAATTACAGATATTTTTAACGAGTGAGGAAACCGAAAATTGGTACAATAATGTTAATTTAGACAACGAAAAAGAATTATTACTATCTATACCGTACTTTGCTAAAAAATTAAGAGACATTTCAATGTACTATGTACAGTTGAGAGAAAACGTTAAACAGTCTCGAATTAAATACAATCTTGCTGGTACCGGAGCAAGTATAAGCCAAGAGCTGTATAGGTTTTTATTAAACAAATTTACAAAAGATACAACAGGGTTTGTAGAAATCCCCTCTTACGTCTGGCAAACAATACCCGCTTTAAGTAGCGTTAAAAACACGATTAAGTTTGAAATTGAAGAGTTATACGATACACACAATTACCTCGATCATTCTCCTACTGTACCTGTTTCTGATTATTACGATCTTAACAATATAGATTTACAAAACTTCTTAACAACAAAAAACCTTGAAATAACATCAAGTAATTGGATTTACAAGACTGGTACACACACGTTACTCAACGATCCCAATTTAAGCGGAACTGACATACCAAACTTGCAGTATGACGTTTTAAGAAAATACCTCGGCCAAGAAAAATACACAACAACTACATACCCCAGCCAATCCACAGTTGCTAATCTTTTTGAAGTTGCAATTAATACAGGTAATAACTTTTTTTATTGGCCGAACGGGCCTTACTCAACCAACATACTTAACCTGCCACGATTTGAATTATTACCTTTAACTTCCACGAATATAGAAACATTTGCAACTGGTGGTTCTAGCTTAGAACTTGCTGATACTATTTTTGTTAAAACTGCTAAAGAAATTCAAGGAGCCTGGTTAAAAAATACAAAATTTACAAGCACCCCTGTTAATTTAACAGCAAAGTTTAATTACAATAAAAAAACAATCTTCAGGTACCCGTTTCCTGGGTTTGGTCTCTCTGCCGAGGACGTAGATTGGACAGGTTATAGTTTTACTCCGACTTACCAGTTCACGTACCTACCGAATAATATTCAAAAGGCTATTGAAAATGTATATTGGTCAACAAATTTTACTTCTGTTTCAACAACCAACTCTCTACCTATTAACACAACAACGTTAATTGAACAAGGTGCACACGCAGATAAAAATTATACCCATGCAGATAAAGTTAGAACTTGGACAACTCCACCTGAATACAACAATACCGCATATAGCGGCGATATAAATGAAGCGTGGCTCTATCGTTTTAACAACACAGAAATATCTTTAAAACCTGGTCAAAACAGAGTGTTTTGGCCTTATGGAGCGTTTAATGTAGATACAATTACCATCGAGGCTTTTCCAGAAAATTTTTCTGATGTCTGTGCACCTGTCTCGCTTTCAAGTATCGAATGGCGATATGCAACTGCGTCTGACACTCTTTCGACAGCTGATACTCTTTATAAACTTATAAATTTACAGGATAACATTGAAGATGCCGTAGAATGTTACTGGCTATCCGGAAATACAGTAACAGCTTCCTCAGATACTACGACATGTGTTTCCCAACCTAGCTTAAATTTAATTTGTAAGCCTGGTACTTTTACAAATTTTATTTGGCTGGGACCAGATAATACAAGTATTGATACTGTGTTTGCAAATTACAAACACACATTAAACTGCGAATATTTTAACACATCTAATAAAACTTTTAGAGACCATCCTTTATGTACTTGTAGACAAGTACAGTTTACTCCTTTCGGGCACCCGGGGACTAATTTTACAGATAAAAACGGTCACTGTGATTTTATAATAGAAGATTCTTTAGTAAATCGCTATTTCGATATTAATACATGGAGAGACGCCGACAATCTAGACTCTACAACAAGTGAAAAATTCGCTTGGTACCAGACAAAAGATATTTCAGAATTTGGCAACGGTAACTGGATAACGACTAGTACGTCTTCTTCTACAATTAAATTTAAGTTAAAACACGGTAAAATGTACCGGTATTATAGAGCTAAACCTAGAACCGCAGATACTAATTCAAATCAATTTCCATACCTCGTGATAAGGTATGATTATAACAATTGGCCTCAAGCCTACGGAAAGCAGTTTGTTTGGACAAAAGCGTTTAAATCTCCTGATAACAACAACTGGTACCCACTCTCAGGGGTTGCTAACGGTGACACTACAATCTCACCAGGCGATATACTTTTATACGACAGGAAAGACACAAACACATTCACAGTCACAGGTACATTTGAAGACTATACAAAGGTTATAGAAAATAGAGGCAGTCTTTGGTCTTCGTATGATTATATCACTGTAGACCCTTACGATTTAACAACCATTAGTATATCTGTACCTCGTTCAGGTCAAACACAGGTTCTTTATCCGCCACATTTAAGCGGAGTACAGGCTCAATCCCAACTTCCTTCTATACCTAGTGATTATCACTTTCAGGTTAAACAATGGCGTATTACCCACGAATATGAAACGGGTCAATTTGCTGATCACTACTTCAAGGAAACGCCTTCTGTAACTCTTATACCTGCTTTTTCAGGTACATACTTTGTATCTGTAACAGCTCTTACAGCTACTAATGATTTTAATTTTACTGATCTACCTATATCACCAACTGCAAAATTTAAAAAATATTTAAAAACTATTAACCCTGGAATGTCCGGCTATTGGGTTTTTGATCGGGTCCCTCCTATTACCGCCGTTGCTATACCTAGAGTATTACCTACACTTTCTGCAGTTAACCACGATATACCAGGCTATGTTTTAACTACTCCGTTGTTCGGTTGGAACTATAATCTTAATAGCTATGATGGTGTTTCTAATGGCGCTAAACCGTTTTGGGCGACAGGAATTACCGAAAAAAATACAAGTACAAAATTTAAAGGTGTAGAGAGCTGGGGCACACCTACGAGAATTGTCGATGAACATAATGTAATCACAATGCCTCTTTATTCCACTTTAACCCTTGAGGCGGGCAATTATTTTGAGTACAATAGAGTATATACAACAGATTTACTTTGGAACCAACAGATAACACTCAACACTCTTATTAATCAAAACACCTGGTGTGCGTTATCAGTCAACACTAACGAAGAAACAAACTTTGCATCTTTTGTAAAAAATTACAACCAGGACGTGAGTGTAGTTGCTACTACTGCAGCCTCGCCTATACAACTTAGCAACTTCATTAACGAAGAGCCTGTAGAAGTGTATTATAACGCTTTACGGCCGTTCGTGTGGAGTGTAACATGTACCCCTGTTTTACAACCTACAACAGTTACAGAATCAAGTGCTTCCCGGTTTATAGAGCCTATCTCGCCGTGGGTAAATCTAGGCAATCAATTTTACCCTACTATAGCACACGCTTCGACACTTGAGGACGTTTATAGTAAATATGATCTCGGAGGTTTCTTTACCCCTGACAATTTAGGAATCTCAACCTTCTTAACAAAAGATTACACAGTAACAACATCTCTATGCACACAACAACTCTCCGGGGTATTTGAGAATAAAAATAAAAAAGTTGGAGGTAGAGGGTTTACAAAAGAAGAGCAGCAAACCCCGTACAGTATTAGTTTTGAAGATAGTACATGGTTAAAGCAAACAGTACCTGGCAGCCCTGCAACTGGTAATATAAACCCACAAATATTTAAAAAACATCAAAAATTTATACCATACACATCTCTTAACGAGGTTAACTCTTATAGCAGTTTAGGGTTAGTAACACCTACAAGCAAGCAATCCCCTTGGACAGGAACCGATGACTCAGAGTGGGGAGATGCCAAAAACTACCCAATAAACTTTAATAGTGAACTTAACGTAGAGAAATGGGTAAACGATCAAGTATTGAAACAGAATAAACTTCGAATCGATAACTGGGTAACAGATATATACGGCAATCAGTACGGATTATACAAGAATTTAAGCGGAGTTCCTGCTAGATCGGCTCGTGATGTTTCAGGCGAAATCTGGGTTAGAAAAAAAAATCAATCCGTAGAACCCAGTTACAAAGCTTTAAAAGATGTATTTGAAAATTATAAATATCTTAATATATACAGCGACTTAACTGGTTCCGGTGTCAAGAAGATAGATACTTTTTTTGAAAGCCTTTACATCGAAACAGAAAAATATATTATTTTTGAAAAAATAAATTACGATTTCAATACAAGCAGAATATATAGTTCAGTTGACAATTCTCGGGTTATTTCTCTTGATCTTCCTGTACAAACTAATCTAAAAAAAGACCTATCAAATAATGAGGTAACAATTAACACAGTTTACAGTAAACCAGGTGATACTTGGTTTTTTCCCGATAAGAAAGAAGTATGCGTAAGCGTATGCGGCGTCTCAGGAAACAACATTTACCCGGAAGTGTATAAGCTTAATTTAATAGACCTTACATTTAACAAAATTTTTCCTGTAGAGTCGCAAGACATTACGACTTTAAATGAACTTTCAAGTCTTAGTATAACAAGTATACAGTCCCCTGTATTGTCCCATAACACATTGCTAAACGAATACATACTTTCTGTACATGGGTTTACAGACGAACAAAAAATGTATTTAATAGAAATTGCAATTAACGATCTTGAAACACACACGCTTAAAAATATAACCATATATAACTCATTACTAGACCCTCTCTTACCACCATCTCTCGAATATGTTCCGTTCACTACCGCTACCCTAGCTACTACTACTACATATCAAATAACCAATAGTACACTTTCAAGTACATTTACTCAAATAGCAAATATTCCTGAAATACCTGACGGTATAATTGATTCTAACGGACTTTTTACAGGTACTCCGGCGGTTACGGGTATACACGAAATACCATTCACGTTAAGTAATCTCAACGGAGCTACTTATTACACCTTAACTATTAACACTACCGCGTAACTCCCTAATGACAACAAATTTTACAATAGTTTCTTCAATAGTATTAACAACACCTAATTACAGTTGGGATACCGGTGTACCCATGCTTTCAACCGATACAACAAACGCAACCATTAGCATTTATGATACCGAAGAACCTGTAGCTGTAACTGGGTATGCCCCTGGTGTTAGAGTTATTTTTAGAAATTTATCTAAGCCAGACTCTCTTTTTGATGTAAACAAATATACATGGAATTTTGGTGATTATTATAACGATCAAAACAATATTATAGTATTTGATACTAGTACTACTGCACCTGTAAATTGTGTACCTGTTGAAGTAGAGCATACATATGTAATGCCCGGCGAATACACAGTGTCGTTAACATATACAAAATCAACAATTAAAAGAACTATCGATCCTTCTGCTAATTTATGTCGCGGAAAGTACAATATTAGATGGTACTGGGATGACATAGCTTGCGAAAAAGCAGACAATAAAACATGGGATGAAGTAAAATGCTCTGGTACTTACCCTAAAAACTGGTTATCCGAATTTGCTTGTTTACAAAAATATTGCAAATTATGGGACTGGACAGGTTTAAAAAGTAATGGCGCAAACGGTATCACCTGGGCAGAGACAAAAACAGGTAGTAGGTATCAGAAGTTATGGAAGTTTGAAACAAATTCAACGGTATGCAATATACAAGATATTAACGTAGAAGCTACTGGAGAAGTAGTTGAACAAGTTTATACAAAAGTCGGGGTTGTTAAAGTTATAGAGATTCCTCCAATAGCGCGAATGGAATGCTTAACTCGACCTGTTACAGGTGTGTCGCCATACACAGTGACTATATCACCTAAAGCTACCCAAATCGGGAGTTTTTCAATAGATAGAATTGATTGGGATTTTAACGACGGTTCACCGATACAAACAGTCTCGAGACATGCAATTCCTGATCTTAATTTATTTACCCACACAAACACTTTTTCAAGCGACTCTAACGACCCTAGAAATTATTCTGCAGTTCACACCTATGTAAGAAACTTCGACACATATTCTATTTTTTACCCTTCAATAACTTGCTATGCAACAAACACAGACACGTATGATAGTTGTTGTATACCGATAGGACCGGTTACCTATACTGAATTTAATGAATTACCGAAACTATTAAAAGTAAGAAACACACTTCAAGGTATTATGTATAGTGTAGACGTTGATAATACTATTGCATTTTTAACAACTAACAATCTTACAAGTGCTACGAGTGTTGAGATAAAAACTCCTTCAATGCCTATAAGAGATGCATACGGGGTTTCCGTGTATGAGCCTAAAACATCCGGAAACGTAGGTACCGGTTACCCGTACATTCCGAGTATACCTACGTGTCCTGAAGTACCTATTGATTTAATAGAATAAAGTTTACGTATTAAATAATACAAATGCAAGAAATATTATACAAACCTCTGTCAGCTCTTCAACCTGTAGAGTTAAGGTATAGTTTTAAAAGAGACGAAAAGCTTATTTTAGAAAATAGAACTTATGATAACGGTCTTCGGGTAAGTACTCTCAATTGTTTAAAGAATTATCAGGATTCAACAATTAATAAAAATTCATGCTTCGTTTTAACATCAGCTATTAATTTGCAAGATGTTATAAATTTTAATGATACTGTCACTACCGGAGACATGCCTACTAATATTAAGTTTGGTATTAAAAATTTACCTGGTCAATATTTATATTATAACCCTCTCACAAACATTTTTTCTAAAAGCAATGAATATACAGTATTTACAGTTTCACCTATACCAGGTACATCTGAAGTCGAACTTTTAACAGAAGGTAAATGGCTACAAGTATCAGAAAATTATCCGTTTGAAGTCACAGTTAGTAATATTTCCTTGCTACCTGAAGAAATTCATAGACAAAGATTTATTGTTTATTTTAGAAATAATACAATAACCTTTAAAACAAAAACTAGCGTCGGGTACAGGTACCTCACATCTAGCACTAGCGACGGCAAGTTAAGAGCTACAGGTACTATCATGGGAAATACCCCTATAGGCAATTATGCGTTTACAGCTGAAGAAATCACTCGCACAACTCTGGAAAGAGGTCTCAAAACAAATAACGAATGGGTAACATATTTTTACGATTTTGATACTAAACTATACAACACAGATTTAAAAATAAATAAAACTGTACCGGTTGTCACAAATTTATTGCTTGATTATCCTATTGAAAAAGCCATTAAAACAGGAACAGCCTTCGTTAATATTGCTAACTTAAAAACAACCATTACCCCTCAAGGCAACCCTGCAACCATTGAAAATACTACAGAAATATGAGCGATTTACAACAAAGAGAGTATTACAGAATTTTTACAGGCACTAATCAAGAAGATGGGTATGACAAAATTCATTTAGGTTACGAATCAGATACGTCAGAGATTATTCTTAAAAAGAATAAAAAGACATTTTTTCATATGCCTTATTTTTCTGAACCGCAATATATTGCTGACACCACTCTTGCGGCTTGCGGTGCAATAGCAGGCCCCATTCCTGCACTATCTGATCGGTTATTTAAATATACAGGCGGTTACGAAAAAAATACTGCCTGGGGACCAGCTGAAACTGAAGATGGAAGATGGCTGTGCACCTGGCTTTTCTCATTGTCAGGAGAGCGTCCTGTTTGGTTAGATAGATTTTACAATCCGGGTAGAATTAATATTGAAAAAGCGTTAAACGGAAACGTTACCGATATGACTTATATTAAAAACGATCCTGTTTTTTACGACGTACCTTCCACGTTGCTTTTAGAACCTGGAGGGTTATACGGTTTTTTTCACAATGATGAAAATACAGCAAAACAAGCTGTAAAAACATTCTCCGGTGACAATAATGACCGTCTACGTCTTAAAGCTACAGATTGGGGACCAAGCGTTACAGATGAGTCTTTGTATAATAATACAATTGTTATTGATAACTTTAAATATAACTGGTCTAAAAACGTACAGACTCCTGGTTTTACTGATAGGAACGTTTTAACTTTTGAACATACTGATTTTGTAAACGCTAAAGTAGTTTTTGATGATACTCTCAAACTTAAAAATGAATTTACAGTATCTCTCTGGGTTTATAGTGACGATTGGAGCCAAGCTAGTCACACTCAACTTCTTGGTAATTTTAGAAAAGGTGGGTTCGGAATTTTTTATAACAATCTCAAAACGGGGCCTTTTTTTGTTGTACCTGAAAATACATTCGGTCATCTTTTTCACTTTAACCAAAATAATAGTTTTTATCAAGAAAAAAATTTACAAATAAACTACGATAAACCCATATCTCCTCTTTTTGTACATGTTAAAGATACAGCAGAGACGGTTATTGTTTATGATAATTTTGCGGCAAAATACACGCATCTCGGTGAAGCCCTTACAAGAACCAAAACAGTTGACGGTAAATACAACAACTTTAAAGGTACCTGTAAATTATCTTTAATAAATCAAGATAACAGTACAATTATTGTAACGACTTCTGGCACGTATACATACGATAGAGA